ACCAGCTTTGTGTCCTTCCCCCGCTCCCTCCCGGTGAGGATGCTCCTATAACTTTCCCCGTCCGAGATGATGTCCGCCACCTGTCCGAATTCCAGTTCCTCCGGCTTTACCAGCGCGTCACCGTTCATCATGGTAAGCTCTATCAGATTGGAATAGGATAAATTTGCGAACTTGTTATGGGCGGCGCTGATCGCAGCACTCTCAAAGCTGCTCCCCTCCTCATGGGAAACCGCCTGCATCTCACACACCACAGGCGTGATGCGGTCCCGGTCTTTCGTGTCATAGCCAAGATCGGGATGCAGGAAATACACCCTTTTCTTTTCATAATCGGAACCGTCATAGATCACCAGTTTATTCACATCGGCGCTGACCTGCTTGATGGTGACGCTCTTTTTGATGATGTTGGGAAGGTCGCTCTCTATGGTGATGATGCCTGTCGCCGCTTTCCCTACAATGATCTGCACTTCCCGGTTCTGGATGTCCAGCTTTGTCTTTACAAGGATGCTGTACTTCTCCATTGCCGGGATAATCACCGAATCAATGAGGTTCACGATGTTGTAATGCCCGCCCTTGTCGGAGGGCGTGATGTGCAGGCTCCAGTCCTTTGTGGAGGTTGCCGCCGCTACACTTAATCCTTTGATATTCTGCATCCCGTCCTCATTTGTGATAAACATTTCCTGTATCCTGTCACAGATGAACTGCTCCATACTGCCCTGCCCCTGCAAATCCACATCGAAAAGCACATCCGTATTCAGCAGTTCCATGAGTGGTTTATAGGAAATAGTCTGTAGCTTTTTGGATTTATCCGTGCCATACCCTATTTCCGTCACGATTCCGGCATACTCCTCATCCCCACGGCTGATGCGGATATAGTCCTGCTTTTTCACACCGGGCATGGCAAGCACTGTCACGGTATTGCCGTCTGAGGACAGGTAATCTTCCTTGTAGGTAACCTCATTTACATTGGTATTTCCCACCATCTCAAAGTCCTGCGTGAAGATTTCCACGTTATACGGTCTCATAGCTGATCCTCCCCTCTACCATTACATTCAGAATGTTCAGCCCCTCATGCACCACGGAGATACGGTTGCTGCCGTACTGCAGGTGGAAGAACCGCTCCGTGGTAAAATCGCACATCTGGTAACGGTCAGCCACCACCTCGTCACTGACGCCCCGCTCCGTAATGCTGTAGGGAATCTGCGTGGTATCAATGACCAGCTTATGCCCGTCCGGGATATTCCCTTCATACCGCCCGGTCTCGTAAAGCACGTTGTTCACATAGTGCTTCCATACGGGATTCGTGCAGGGGCCATATACCGTCACTTTGCATGGGCTGTCCCCGTGGCTGTCGCTGTCGATCATCAGCGTGTTCTGCGTCACGTCCGCATAGGCATAGGTGTATTCGTAGGGATAAATCTTCCCGCCGATGGAGAGCGTCCCGCTGTAGCCGGAAACATTCTTATAAAACAGCCCGGTTGCCGTAAATGCAACTTCACAATCCAGCCCCGCCCCGCCAGTGATCAGCTCGCTCTTTGCAATCTCCGTCATCCGCACCGGGACGCGGAACGCCTCCTCCATCTCGTACACGAGGGTCAGCGGTACCGCCCGGACGAACCGGGAAAAAGCTCTATAATTGACATAGGCATTCCTGCCACCGAAAAATATCCGCCCGGTCATCACTCCCTGTGAGAATAATTCCTCCAGAGGGATGAAGTCCGTGCCGATCTGTTCATACTGCGTCCCGTCCTTATAGCCGAAGCCGCCAATGGAATGGAAAAAGGATGTCCGGGCGTTCAAATCCCATGACACCCCTTCCCCGTTTATAAGCCTGAATTTCCTTATCATGAATACGCCTTTCCCAGCTCCCGGTTCAGCCCGTCAGATAATTCCCCGACCAGCACCCCGGAATCCAATACTACCTGGCTGTTTGCCAATCGCGGCAGATACTTTGTCACCACCTCATACATGGCATCCAGCCTTGCCGCCAGTGAAGCATTCCCGTTCCCGCCATTCTCAGCTGATGAGATGCTTTCCATTGCCCCTGTTGTTGGGATGAGCATCCCTGCCAGTTCCTTCATGGGGCCGGTCAGCTTCCCTAAATTCCCACGGATGCCTTTTCCGAGCAGATCGATCATATCCGGCATAAAGGTGTGGAAGTTGGAAAGCGGCCCCTCGTCCGGCTCGGAGAAATGCAGAAAGGACGCAATGGTTCCCGCAATGTCCTTCACGCTGTCCACAAGGCCGCTGATCTTGGATTTGATGCCATCTATTAAGCCGCCGATGATGTCCTTGCCCCACTGCAATGCCTGTGAGGGCAGGCCCTTGATGAAGTTGATCGCCGCATCGAATCCGCTCTTCACCGCCCCGGCGATTCCGCTCATGGCGTTCTTGATTCCTAAGAGCAGGCTGTTAAATACATTTACCACCGCGTCCTTCAGGCCGCCCACGATACTAGTGACCGTAGACTTGATGGCATTCCACACACTGGTGATGACCTCTTTGATCGCATTGACCACGGAACTGACTGCGGATTTGATGGCTTCCCATGCTGCGGTAATGGCGCTCTTGATCGCCTCCATAATGGAAATGACCGCTGACTTGATGGCCTCCCATGCCGCCACAGCCACATTTTTTATCGCTTCAATCGCAGAAGAAACCGCGCTCTTTATGGCTTCCCATGCGGCAATGACCGCAGAACGTATCGCCTCCATTGCCGTGGTGATGGCGCTCTTAATCGCCTCCCATGCGGAGACCACCACGTCCTTAATGGCGGAAAGCACCGCCGTCACTGCGGACTTGATGGCTTCCCATACAGATGTGATTACACTGCGGATCGCCTCCATTACCGTGGTGACGGTATTCCTTATCGCTTCCCAAGCGGAGGACAGGAAAGAGCCGATGGCGTTTGTAACGGTTTCAATCACTGTTTTAATCGCATTCCATACCGTGGATACAACTGTCTGTATCACATTCAGCACGGTTGTGATGATGGTCTTATAGAACTCGAACCGCGCCACAATCAGCGTCTTTATCACGTCAAGGACAGTCTGGAAGATGTTCTTTATGCCTTCCCACAGCCCGCTGAAAAAGTCCTTTAGTCCGTTCCAGATGGACTGTGCCGCCCCGGTAATGGCGTTCCAGATATTGGAAAAGAAGTCTTTCAGCCCATTCCACACAGCTATGGCAGCATCTTTTATCACATTCCATAAGTTGATCCAGAACTCCCGGAAGCCCTCGCAATTATTCCACAGCGCCACGAAGATGGCTATCAGTGCAGCAATGGCCGCGATTACTAAGGTGACCGGGTTCGCAGCGAGTATTCCCCATAAAGCACTAAGCCCGCCGCCGATACTGGAAATGCCCCCGATCAGCGTGGGGATGAAGGTCATGATGCTCCCCACCGCAGAGACCACTTTCCCGATAATAATAAGCACGGGGCCGATTGCCGCCGCAAGGAGCCCTATGGTGACAATGGTGTTCTTGGTGCCTTCATCCATGCCGTTCAGCTTATCCACGAATCCCTGCACCCATGTGACGATCTGGCGGATGGCGGGCATGAGGATTTCACCAAAAGAAATGGCAAGCTCCTCCAACTGGCTTTTCAGGATGGTAAGCTGCCCCGCAAGGTTATCCTGCATGGTCGCCGCCATCTCCGCCGACTTCCCATCGCAGTTTGCTATGGCGCTGCTCACCTTCTCGATGTCCGCAGGGGCGGCGTTCATCAGCGCAAGGAAGCCGGACATGGCATTCTTCCCCACAAGCGCCTCTGCCGCCGCTGCCTTTTCAGACTCTGACAAACCTCCGAAAGCCGTCCGGCAGTCAGCGAGGATGGCGCTCAAATCCCTCATGCTCCCGTCCGCATTGGTGGTGGCGATTGTGACCTCGCCAATGCTTGAACCGCAAATCTTCACTTCCCCGGAAAGGTTGCTCATGATGGTGCGGAGGGCGGTGCCGGCCTGGGTGGACTTGATGCCCGCATTGCCCATCAGCCCGATTGCCTCTGCGGTATCTTCCGCAGAAAAGCCAAGCGCCCCGGCAATGGGCGCACAGTATTTGAAGGTCTCGCCCATCATGGAGACGTTGGTATTGGCATTACTGCTTGCCGCCGCAAGGATATCCGCGAAATGCCCGGAGTCCGCTGCAGTCAAGCCAAAGGCGGTCAATGCGTCCGTCACGATATCGGAGGTAGTTGCCAAATCCTCCCCGGAAGCGGCGGCAAGGTTCATGATGCCCTCAATGCCGGAAAGCATGTCAGAAGTCTTCCAGCCCGCCATCGCCATGTAGTTCATGGCCTCTGCCGCTTCCGATGCGGAGAACTTGGTCTTGCTCCCCATCTCCCTTGCTTTATCCCGGAGGGCATCAAGGTCTTTTCCCGTTGCCCCGGAAACCGCCCCTACCTGGCTCATGGCTGTATCGAAATCCGCCGCCGTCTTGACCGCCACCGTGCCAAGCCCTACAATGGGAGTGGTCACGCTTTTGGTAAGGGTAGTCCCTACACCGGAAATCTTATCCCCAAGGTTCTTCAAGTCCTCGCCCACGGCGGCGATCTTCTGCACCGCCACCGCCGACTGGTTCGCCTGTTCTTCAAGGCTTTTCAGCCTTTCCTCGGTCTCGATGATCTCCCTCTGCAGCCCGTCATACTGCTCCTGGGTAATCTCCCCCTTTGCCAGCGCCTCGTTTGCCTGTTCCGCAGCCGCTTTCAGTGTTTCCAGCTTTTCCTTCGTCTCCCGCACTGCATCCGCAAGGAGCCGGTGCTTCTGTGCCAGCAGTTCCGTGTTGCCGGGGTCCAGTTTTAAGAGCCGCTCCACGTCCCGGAGCTGTGACTGCGTGGTGCGTATCTCCCCGTTTACCCCTTTCAGCGCGGCGGTCAGCTTTGTGGTGTCACCGCCGATTTCCACCGTGATTCCCTGTATCCTTGACGCTCCCACCCAAAGCACCTCCCCACGAAAAAAGGAAGCCAAAAGGCTCCCTGAAAAAATGCGTAAAAAAAGACACCTGCTGTTATGGCAAGTGCCTATGTAAGAATTCTATTCTATTTTTCTGCTGTTGTATCAGCCCTGCAAATGAGAAGTTATCTTTTTCTATCGCTTAAAATTTTTTCATTGAATCTATCAAGAAATTCCTTGGAATTGACCCATGTAAGACTCCCATCCTCATTTGTGAAATCATAACCAGACAATTCATATAATGCAGTTGCACAAATATATTCATACATTCCCGCATTCGGACTTTTGTAGATAATCCAATATAACGGCTTCATAGCCGACTCACCCATATTCAGCACTTCATTATATTGTTCACTGTCAAATACCCTTGTCCAACCTTCAGTTATCACTATTTCTGGATTTTCCCGCTCTGCTTCGACTTCTTCTTCAACTAATGCTCGAAGTTTCGTAGCAACTGCTTCTAATACTTCTGCATCTAAATTTTCCAAATAAAGTTCCTCATTAACTCCATCCTCTGTAATTTCAAGCCAACTCAAAGAATCTGTTTCAATAATTTCCTGCGATTCGATATGTTGATTTTTAGTTTCTTCTACCTGCTGAGTTGTATCAGCAGAAATATCTTCAACATCTTTATGGTTACATGATGTTATAAGGAATAAAAAAATTATAATACCAATCATTGAAGTAATCTTTTTCATGAATGTTTTCCTCTGATAAATTACGACTTGTAAGTCATACTTACAGCCCTTTTCCACTACCAATCATAGCAGAAAAAGGCTGTTTTTTCAATCAAAATGCGTCCATTGCGGCCTGATCAGCCAGTACAGCGTAGGAAAAGGAATCATTGCGGCTCTCGCAGTACATATCATTGATGAGCCCGATGGAAAGCAGGTCAAGGTCTGCCATCGAAAGCCCTAACTGCACACACCGCAGAAGGAACAGCGGCGTGGTCATTTCCCGCTCAGTTGGGCGAAGTTTTTTTTAGCCTCCACATCCGTCTTTACGTTCAATCCCCACCGTTCTATAAGCTGTGGCAGAACTTGATAAATGGAAAAGGTGTTGAAACCATCCAGCCATTCGTCCACTTCATTGGGAATCTGCGGGTCTGCATGTTTTGCCATTGTGTAGGCGATATTCTCGAACATTTCAAGCGAAAATAAATCGAGGTTGGAATTTTCCTCATCGCCCTCGCCTATGCTCTTTTCTAGAATCCGCAAATCCTTATAAATATCACGCTGGAACTTCAAACGGTAAATCCTCGGAATCGCCGCCGATGCCTTGAACAACACATCCTGCCCGTCTATCTCTATCTTTCTAACAATGCTCATATCCTTTCAGCCTCCTTCATCCCTGTCCTTCTGTCTCTGCATCCACCGCTTTGGGTTCCGGCAGATACACGCTCTTATACCAGTTGGCATACGTCTCCGCAGATGTCTTATTCCCGGTCTTGGCTTTCACATAGCCGCTTGCCAGCGGGCGCGCCTTGATGGTCAGCGTTTCCGTCTGCACCTCCCGGCTCTCCTCATTGGTCTTGCCCTCG